ATTTGAGAAATACGGAGAGCGTGGCCTTGTCACAATGGCCCCGGACAAATTCTGGATCAAACTCCACAACGAATGGTGGATTAACGCCCTCCTTAGTGGCCCTAGGACTTTTGGCGTTAATATGATTGGCAATACCATATCCACTATGTGGAAGCCGTTTGAATCGGCTGTGGGTGCTCAGGTTGCCTACATTAAAACAGGGAATCCTGTGTTTAAACAAATTCGCAACTCTTTTTGGAGCCAGTATGGAATGATGTTTGATACCGCAAGAGAAGCCCTTGTGATGGCTAACAGGGCTTTTAAAACAGGCGAAAGCGGTTTGGTTCAAAACAAAACAGCCGTTGAGCAGTTTGAGCAAATTATTACCAAAGAAAATTTTGAAGCAAAATTAAAAGAGATTGAGCAGAAGCATCCTAACACTTCTCCGTTGGTTAAAGGCATTGCCAAGTTTCTTGTTACCGATGCCACAACCAAAGCCGGGGATTTAATTCGTCTTCCTACCAAAGCCCTTTTGTGGATGGATGAGTTTACCAAACAGCTAAACTTCCGTTCTTCTGCCAAGGCTCGTGCCATTAGCGAAGGCTACGACCAAGCTTGGGATTTGGTTTCAAAAGGAGAACTGGAAACTGAAGGAATTGACGCTTTTGTTGCCAAGTACGCTGATGACACAATTAACAGCCTAGTGCTTGAAGGAGGCGGTCTTTACGCTCTCCCGGCTGTTAGGAGAAAAGGAGCCTTGGAAGGCAGAAGGCTTGGAAAAACAGGATTGGATTTGGAAGACTATATTGAGTCTTATGTGGCTAAAAACTTTGACGAAACAAAGTCTAACTTAGCTCAATACGCCTACGGATGGGCAGAAGAAGTAACCTTCACAAAGCGGGGAGCAGAAAAAACCATTCAACGCTCCGTTGAGAAGTTTGTTAAAGATCACCCTAGTATGAGGCTGATCCTTCCCTTTGTCACTACGCCAACAAACATTATTAAATTCTTTGGGCAAAGGGCTTTTGGATTGTCCGGGTTTGTTGAAGGGGCAATCAAAAACCTCGATGAAACTTCGCCTGAGCTTAGCAAAGCTTACCTTCAGATTACCAGAGAGCTTTACAGCCCTGATCCGTTTCTTCGTGCACAGGCGGAAGGAAAAATTGCTATGGGCTTGTCGGTGCTAGGAACGGCTATTGGTCTTCATTCTGCCGGGATGATTACAGGACAAGGAGCTAGGGACGAAAAAGAAAGAGCACTTAAACAAGCTACAGGATGGCAACCTTACAGCTTCCGAATTAAAATACCCGGAACAGATAAGTACCAGTATATTTCATATCAGAGGTTCGATCCTCTTGCCACTTTCTTTGGCATTGTCGCTGACTTTGCGGACAAAGCCACGGAAGACCCTGCCGGGAGCCGTGATTCGGTTAACTTTATTGCTTCTGCTATTGGCGTTGCTTTAAGCAAAAACATAACTTCAAAATCGTACCTGACAGGCATTGAACAGGTAATGGACGCAATCAACCAGCCTGACCGAAAGATGTCCCAATTCTTGGGTACACGCCTAGGTTCTTTGGTTGTGCCTAGCGTAGTAGGCCAGACCATCCCTATGGGTGATCCGATTATGCGGGAAGCCCGGACGCTGATGGACAATGTTCTCAAGCGTGTTCCCGGTGTGTCTCAACGCCTTGACCCGAAGCGGAACATTCTTGGAGAGGAAATTAAACGCCCTGAGGCAGTTGGCCCCGATTATATTAGCCCATTGTTTGTTAGCACCGAAAAGAAAGACAAGGTTATGGACGAACTGGCTAACCTTAAGTACTCCTTTAGTTTACCCCCGGTTGTCGAAAAGGGCGGGATTGACCTTTACAGCTACAAGAATGCTTCCGGGCAAAGTGCTTATGACCGATACCTAGAACTCACAGGGAAGGTTACAATTGGCCGTAAAACGCTTCGTGAAGCCCTTGCCAAAGTAATTAATACTCGTTCCTACCAAGCCCTTCCCGCCGATGCCGTGGAAGGTCTGGACAGCCCACGAATTGCCGAGCTTCGCCGGGTTATTAGTAAATATCGTGCCACAGCCAAGGAACAGGTTTATCGTGAATTCCCTGAATTAGATCGAGACAGCAATCTCCGTGGAAAATTAAAACTTGCTAGACAGCAGGGGAAAGTTCTTGAAGCCCAAGGCATTTTAGGGCAACTTAAGGGGGATACCCTATGAGTGACGAACTACACAGAAGCCTAGGCAAGCTTGAAGGTATGATTACTGAGGTTTTAAGAAACCAACAGGATTTTAAAAGTACTTTTGAAAAGCACGATACACGCCTACGGCACATTGAAGGCAATTATATGAAGGGGCTTGGCATTGTAACGGCCATTGCTTTTGGTGTTACTTACTTGTGGGATATTATTAAACATAAAGTATTTGGTAGCTAAGATGGACGCTAACGCAGTCAAAACCAAGCTGGAAGAACTGCACGAATTGGTTGCAGATGCCTTGCTGGATAAGATTCGGGATGGGGAAGCTACCCCGGCAGATTTAAATGTCGCTAGGCAGTTTCTTAAAGATAACGGCATTGATGCCATCCCCGGAAAAGATACCCCCCTGTTTAATCTAGCCCTTGCCCTGCCGTTTCAGGATCAAGGAAAGCCGTTGGAAATTAAAGGAATTCAAGTAAAGGAACCCGCTCCGCTTCCGTTTAACGAGGTTTAATTTTATGTGTTCACCCGGAATGGATCAATTAGGAAAATTTATGGCATCTCCTATTTTAGCTACGCAAGGAAAAGAAAATCCTTTAGGCTTAAAATTTACCCCGGCAAACCAACCTCAAGCTTCATCGCAAATAAACGACCCTTCAAGTTCACAGCCTCAAAGAATTCAACAGCAAAATCAAGTTACTTCCATTGCTTCGGCTCCTAAAGTAGCACCAAAGTTTAACTTTAGGTCTAGCCCATTTTCAATTCAACAAGAACAAGCCGGGGGTGAATCCGGGCTTAATGTAGGATAATTTTTATGGCTAATTTTATTCCTCTTTCGTCAGCTTCATCCGACCCTTCGTTTGAAAACTGGTACAAAAACATTTATAGGCCGTCTTTTGCAGGACTAAGAGGAGCTCTGCTTGCTCCTCGCCTCCTGACTTCAACGGCACTACCAAGTGTAACAGAAGCATTTGGAAAATATAAAGCAAGCCTTCCAGACAGCCCTCAAAGCATTCAAAAAAATATGGAGTCTCAAGGACTTGTTTACGACAGCCCATTCTTTCCTAGAGGATTTAATTTACAGCAATTTATGATTGGTCGGTCAGCCAACTCTAGCAGTAATTCAGGACTAGGCGAAAAATCGTATGCTGGAGGAAGGTTTAACTTTAGGAGCAGTTAAGTATGAGGAACTACGCCAAGGAATACCGGGAATACCAAGGAACCCCTGAGCAAATTCGCAGAAGGGCTAGGCGGAATCGTGCACGAAGGCTGATGATTAAAAAGTTTGGTAAATCACGGCTCCGTAACAAGGATGTTGACCACAAGGATGGCAACCCAATGAACAATTCTTATTCAAATCTTCGTATTATGTCTAAAGCCAAAAATAGGGGCAGAAACAACTAAAAATCCGTGAATAAAAAGAAAAAAGGCCGTAAATACTAATAAGTGCCAAAAGCACTTTGCTTGATTATTAAGTAGTTGCACCATATTCAGTCTTATTTAGACTGACCCACAGACATAGCCGTGCATATTTTTCCCACAACCACAAGGGCACAGCACTATGAGCACCATAGACCCAAGGCTTAAGGATTTTCGAAACTTCCTCTATATTGTCTGGAAGCACCTAAACCTTCCCGATCCAACGCCGTTGCAATATGACATTGCCCAAAGAATGGAAACAGGCCCGGATCGGCAGATTGTGGAAGCGTTTCGAGGGGTGGGTAAAAGCTGGATTGCGTCAGCCTTTGTGTGCCATCAGCTATTGATTAACCCCACTAAAAACATTTTGGTTGTCTCAGCCAGTAAAAACCGGGCAAGCGACTTTACCACCTTTACGCTACGCCTGATTAATGAAATCCCCATCCTTCAACACCTAGTCCCAAGGGAAGAACAGCGTAACAGCAAGGAAAGCTTTGACGTTGGCCCTGCCCCGGCAAGCCACGCTCCTAGCGTTAAAAGCGTTGGAATCACCGGGCAGATCACCGGGAGCCGAGCCGATATTATTATTGCGGACGATATTGAAACAAGTGCCAACAGCCAGACCGAATTAATGCGAATCAAACTTGCCGAAAGCGTCAAGGAGTTTGATGCCGTTATCAAACCCGGCGGAAGAGTTGTGTTCTTGGGTACTCCTCAAACCGAAAACAGCCTGTACGAAAAGCTGGAAAGCCGTGGGTATATGGCACGGATTTGGCCTGTCCGTATGCCCAACGATGAGCAAAGGGAACGCTATGGGATACGCCTAGCCCCCTATGTGTCTTCGTCCAACATCCAAAGCGGAACCACCACCGAGCCTACCCGCTTCACCGATGAAGACCTGACCCTGCGTGAGGCCAGTTATGGCCGTAGTGGGTTTGCCCTTCAGTTTATGCTCGATCCACGCCTGTCCGATGTGAACAGGTATCCGCTAAAACTTTCCGACCTTGTGGTGCATTCTCTCGACCCAAAGCGGGGGCCAAGCCACCTTGTGTGGTGCAACTCCCCGGAACACCGCTACAACGATATTCCCAACGTTGGCTTTGACGGAGACGCTTATTACAGGCCGATGAGCGTTAGCAATGAATTCACCGAATACCAAGGAAGCGTTATTGCCATTGATCCATCAGGCCGGGGCAAAGACGAAACCGCCTACGCCATTGTTAAATGTCTCCACGGCCAGTTGTTTCTGGTGGATATCGGGGGTTTTCGTTCCGGGTACACGATGGAAACCTTGGAAACCATAGTGCGTCAGGCCAAGCTTCACGGATGCAACTATGCGGTCTACGAGGCCAACTTCGGGGACGGAATGTTTGGAGAGCTTATCAAACCAGTATTCGGACGTATCCACCCTTGCACCATTGAAGAGGTCAAGCATTCCTCCCAAAAAGAAAAGCGGATCATAGACACCCTTGAGCCTGTAATGAACCAGCACAGGCTGATTGTTGATCCTAGGGTTATTGAAAAGGATTACCAAAGCATTCAGTCCGATGGAGAGATTCAGGAACGCTACAGGTTGTTTTATCAAATGAGCCGAATCACAAGGGACAGAGGTAGCCTAGCCCAAGATGACCGATTGGATGCCCTTGCCATTGCCGTCAGCTATTGGGTACAGGCTATGGCTAGAGATACTGAATTAGCCCATAGACAACATAAACAGGAACTATTAGAAAAGGAACTCGACAAATTTATGGAAAACGCTATTGGAGACAGAAGCAAACGAACCAATAGCTGGATTAATGTCTAATGAACCCTCTTCTAGAACCCTCCAAGTTTGACCTGAACAACATTGATATGTTCTTTGGGAACCGGGCCAAAACACCTGTCAGGATGCCCCAAAATCGCTCACAAATGCCCCTAGAAGGGCCGATGAATGTCAGCCAAGGGGTATCTACCCCCCAAACGCTACAAACCGCTCCTAATAGCCAAAATAGCGGTTCCACCTCGGAAGGCAACAAGACTAGCCCCAAGTTTGCCCTTGAAGTCCCATCTATGGAACTTGGTGGCGGTGTTCGTACTGCTCCTATGCGTATGGAAATCGCCCCGGTTCAGCAAGAATTCGACTTTTCCCAAAACAAGCCACGCTAACCTTTTCATTGCCGTGCCACTTGCCCTCGATCCCTCCGTAGTGGATCGTATAATGAAGTCCGAAGGGCCATATACCATTCAGTCAGGCAAAAAGGAATACTATGGCTTTAGGGAAGACCACCCGGCCTTTCCCGGCCTCCACAAGCTTGTCCGTGAGCACGGCGTTGAGTCCCCTCAGGTCAAACAGCGTATTACCGAGCTTTTAAACGAAAGGGCAGTTAAGGCTGGTGCTCTCCTGTTCGATAGCCCCGGTGTTCAAGCCAGCATTATGGCTATATCCCATTTAAGAGGGGAGGGGGGTTGTCAGGCTATCCTTAACGCTGTGGCCGGGTTTGCTATGGTTAAGTCCGACAAGCTGAAGCCTGAGTCTGTAGACAGAATCAACAAAATGACCAAACTGGAGTTTCAGAACAAACTTAGGGTAGTCAGGGAAGCCTACGATAGACGAATCTACGGAGACAGGAGTGATTCTATTATGATTAAGGGAACCCTAGTAAAGGGTAAGTGGTGGACACTCTTTGGTAATGGTCTTATTAAAAGA